TTTTTTTTTCAAGCAGAAGACGGCATACGAGATCACTGTGTGACTGGAGTTCAGACGTGTGCTCTTCCGATCTTTTCAATTTTGGTATGGGGCAACTCTTACACTCGCATTTTCCGCGACAAGTCTGGCGAAATCGTCAACATGGTTGCTCTTGATCCAACACTTGTAGATGTCAAGCGCAACGCTATTGGTCGCAAGATTTACAACTATCAAGGTGAAGAAGGCAAGTCGCTAACTAGCGATGAAGTTTTGCACATCACCGACATTCTTTTGCCAGGTGCAGTCAAGGGCAAGGGTCGCGTAGAGGCTCTAAAGGAATCGTTCGGTCTATCTATTGCCTTACAGTCTTTTGCAGCTCGATTCTTTGGCGGTGGCGTTCAGACCTCTGGCGTTATTGAGTACCCTGGCAACCTAAGCCGCGAACAGGCTAAGTCGCTAGTGGACGGTTTCGATTCACGCCATCTTGGATACCGCAAGGCTCACAAAACTGGAATCCTAACCGGCGGTGCTAAGTTCACAAAGACTGGCACAAACCCAGATGAAGCCCAGATGATTCAGAGCCGCGAGGTCGCAGTTTTAGAAATTGCTCGCGCGTTCCAGATTCCACCATTCTTGCTAGGCGTTCCAGGCACGAGCTCTTATGCCTCGGCCGAACAGCAATCACAGGATTTTGTTACTCACTCTTTGCGCCCATTAGTTGAAAAACTTGAACGCTCATTCTCGACTCTTTTGCCAGATGGTGTTTTCCTAAAGTGGAATCTTGACGGACTTATTCGCGCAGACTTTGCAACACGCATGCAAGGTTATTCGGTGGCTATTCAAGGTGGCTGGATGTCAATCAACGACATTCGCAACCTAGAAGACTTCAAGCCAGCCGAAGGCGGAGATGCTTACCGCGTTCCTCTAGCCAATGTCAACATCAATGCCGCTGATCTAAACGCAGATGAAGCAAAGGTCAAGATGGCAACTGATTTGATTGCCAGCGGTTTCGACCCAGAGGCAGTTCTATCGGCTCTAGGCTTGCCAGAGATTGCTCACACCGGAGTTCCATCTACTAAGTTGCAACAGGTGCAAAATATTGACCCTCAAGCACCGGATACCGTTTACGGAGCATAATGGCTATTTCAACAGGTCAAATGACAATTGGGCAAACTGCTCAACAGATTGATGGAACTTCTAATCAGCCATATAAATTACATGTAAATAATAATTCAAATACATTAGCTTTATATATCGGCGGAAGCGATTCAGTTACTACATCTAATGGCCTAAGATTATCGGCGAATGATTCTATGGAGATGATGCTAAATCCATATGAAACATTATGGGTTATCAGTTCTAGCAATAACCATGACATATCTTGGCTAAAGCAGGTTTATTAGTGCCTTATTACATTTCAGACAAGCAAGCCAACTGCAATGGCTGGGCGCTTATCAAGTTAGAAAATGATAAGCCAGTTACCATTACTTGCCACACTACTAAGCAAGAAGCGACAGCTCACATGATTGCAGTATCTCTTGCAGAGGGCATGAAGCCTCTAGGCGAATATTTTGGCGGTGATTCAGCTCGCGATGGCGGTGACGGAAATAACCGAGTTCTAATCTGTGACATTGACGATACCTTGATTCACAATGGCATGCTCATTGCCGATACCGCAGATTTTGTTGCCTCGCAAGAGGTTGGTATCGAATTAGTAACCGGCAGACTTGAGGCTACTAGAGCCGAAACTGTTGCACAACTTGCTAAACTAGGAATGGACTATGACCATTTGTATATGAACGATTTAGATTCAACAGCAAAGTCGGTAGAGTTCAAAAAGTTAACAGCACAAAAGCTTCTCCAGAATTACGATGTAGTTTTGGCGATTGACAATGACGGTGGAGCAAGAGCGGCTTATGCCTCTTTAGGCATCCCTGTTATTGACCCTACCCGACTACCTGCAAAGCGTGAAATGACTCCAGTAGATCAGAACAACACCACAGTTCAAGACCCATCATTGCCAGTTCAAGAAACACAGAACCCTATGGAAGAACCGGCTGTTCCTTGCACAAAGCAAGACCTAGAAATGCGCTTACGCGACCTATTGGGCGATGTTGTTACTTTCAAGTTCTTGGCTCACGGATTCCATTGGAATGTTCGCGGAATCAATTTCTCACAGTTCCACGAATTTTTCGGTGAGATTTATGAAGATGCCGATGGCTCAATTGACGGTATTGGCGAGAGCATTCGCAAGCTAAACTATGACGCTCCATTCCAGTTGAAAGATTTTATGGAATCGGCAGATGAACTAGAGCCAACCGATTCAAGTGACCCTCTGGAAATGAGCCGTTCACTTTACATGGCTAATGAGGATGTTCGCGAATCAATCGTTCACGCAATCTATGTAGCCGATGAACTTGGCGAACAGGGCATTCTAAACTTCTTAGCCGAGCGTCAAGACATGCACTCAAAATGGCAATGGCAGTTGCGAGCAATCGTTGGCGACTCTTTTGCAAAGAACTATGAGATTGATGTTCAGGCTGTATCTGAGGGAACTCAGACCGGCGAGGGCAACGAAAAGCCACAGGAAATTGACACAACTCCACAGGGCAACCCTCAGTCGGATTATACAAACCCTACAACCGGCGCTCCAATGGTTCAGATGAACTCAACCGCTACCAAGTGGACTAAGGCAGCCGAACTTATCAAGCGCCGTCTAGAGCCAGTTCAAGAAGTGCCAGTTAGTGAAGAACGCGGTAAGAAAATTGAAACCCGTATCAATCATGTAGACATGGAGATGCGAGCAACCGATTCAACCGGAATGACTTTCGAGGGCTATGCTTCAGTTTTCAACTCACCTAGCGAACCTATTGGTGGCAAGTTTACCGAGTATGTTGCTCCAGGTGCTTTCAAGCGATCACTAGCCAACCGCAATGATGTCAAGTTGCTATGGAATCACGACACCTCTCAGGTTCTAGGTTCTACTCGCGCTGGAACTCTACAACTAACCGAAGATTCACATGGTCTAAAGGCTATTGCAACCTTGCCTGATACCCAGTTAGGTCGCGATGCAGCGGTTCTTCTAAAGCGTGGCGATGTCGCTAACATGAGCTTTGGTTTCACCGTTCCTGCCGGTGGCGATTCATGGAACACCGATGGCAATGTTCGCACTCTAAACTCAGTTCGTTTACACGAAGTTAGCATTGTTGCTTTCCCTGCCTACTCAGCATCATCGGCTTCAGTTCGTACCGAAATCCGTTCAACCGGAACAATTGATGCAGATGTTCTAGCCGAAGGTCTAATGCGCTTAGAAAACGGCGAAACCCTAGACTCTGCCCAGGCTGAACTAATCAATGATGTTGTTAGCAAGTTAGTCGAACAGAATGTTGTTACCGAAGCCGCTGGTATCTTAGACTTGAAAAAGAAACAACTCGACCTAAAACTTAAGGCAATCTAATGGCTACTAAAGACGAAATTCTAAATGCAATCAAAGTTGTTAGCGATTTCGCTGGCAACCCAGATTCAGGTGTTGTTGCTGACCTGCTAAAAGAACTTGGTAAGTCAGTTGAAAAAACTTCGACTCCGACCGCTGAAGTTCGTGTTGTCGAAGCAAAAGAAACAAGGTAGTTCCCCTAAACACCTTTTTCTAGCCCCAGCCGTTTACCCCTTTCCGGCTGGGGTTCTTTTTTTGTGTTGCAAAGTGTTAGTAAACTAGAAGTAATGATTCAGCGTTAGCGCGGTCATAGTTTGTTGAGCGTCAACGCCGCAAGCGACTAACCCTTAAACCACCTAAAAGAAAGATTTTCATGTCAGAATTTCTAAAGGCACAGGTTGAGGCTCGTCAGAACATCTGGTCACAGGCTAAGGATCTTCTAGAGCGCGCAGAGAGCGAAAACCGCTCACTAACCGCTGAAGAAACTGAGTCTTACAACAAGATGTCTGCCGATCTTGACGCTCGTGCATCTCTAATCGAAAACGCTCAGAAGACCGCAGAACGCGAAGCTCGCGCTGCTGAGGCTGCTGAAGGTTTCAAGATTCCAACCGCTTCTCGCTCAACCGATGCAGAAGCAATCCGCGCAATGGCTCGTGGCGAGCAGCGTTCAGTCGAGTTCGGTCACGAAGTTCGTCAGCTTGCTCCATCAACAACTGGCGCTCCAGTTCCAACCTCTTTCTACAACCAGGTTATTACTGTTGCTAAGTTTGTTGGTCCGATGCTTACCACTTCAACCATGTTGCGTACCGCTTCAGGTGAGCCTCTACAGATTCCATCACAGGCAACTTACTCAGCCGGTACTCTAACCGCTGCTGGCTCAGCTCTTGCTGCATCAGACCCAACCTTCAACTCTTTCAAGTCTCTACAGGCTTGGAAGTATGGTGGCACAATTTCTGTTGCTCGCGAATTGCTAGAAGACACAGGCGTAGACCTACTTGGCTTCCTTGCTGATGAAGTTGGTGTTGGTCTTGGTACTTCAATCAATGCTGCATTCACCAACGGAACTGGTACAACTCAGCCACAGGGTATCGCTACCGCTGCTGCTGCCGGTGTAACCGGCGGAACTGGTGTATCAGGTGCATTCACCGCTGACAACCTAATTG